CTGGCACGGCATCGAACTGCCCTGCATTGACCTTTTTGAGCAAGGTCGATGATTTAAGGTTGCCGACACCGGCGTTGTAGGCAAAGTCCACCAGAACATCAAACTGGTGCTGCGTGAGGGGCTGCTCAACCATATTGTGTACAGCGGTCTCGTACTTGACCAAATCGCTACGAAGGATGGCCTCTGCCTGATCCTGTCTAATTGTCAACCCATCGACAACGGTAGGGTTGCCTGCCGCAGAGGTATGGCCGTAGCCAATGGTGCAGACACCCGCCGGGCAACGATATGCCTTCAGCTTGCAGCCTTCAAATTTCTTCAGCAGGGCATCAATGCCCTCTTGGCTCATTTGCATTGCAGTACTCCTAGTGAGCGAAGGCGATGGCCGCGAGCAAGCCGCAAGCGACGATGACGAAGAACAAAAGGCCAACAGAGCCCCACAGCAGAACGTTGCCCATGAACTCGGCCCTTTCCTTTTCAGCAATGAGAGCAGCAGCTTTCTGCTCCTTCTTGATGCGGATGGTTTCGCTAAGGATCGTATCCCAAGCGCCTATACCATATTCTCCGATGAAAGTATTCTTGACCTCAGCCATCATCTTTTCGACTTCGGCCTTCGCCATAAAGGCGTCAATCGCGATCTGCTCTGCTGTTTTTTCGCCAAACATGCCCGGACGAGGCGGTTCAGCGGCAATTCGCGTAATTTGACCGACGCTATCGAGTAAAGACGATACGTCTTGGAACATGCCTTGCATTTCCTTACCAACGGAAATGCCCGCCTTAATGGCTTCATAAGACCCTTTGGCTAGTGCAAGGATTGTAAGTGGATCCATTATTTGTCTGCCTTGCCGTCTAGTTTATCGTAAATGCGCTGAAACATGTCCTCGATATGCGCCATGCGTTTATCAAGATCATCTTTCATAACGTAATTCTTGGGCAATTCGACTTCAATTTGATGAACGGTGTCTCTCAGTTTGTTAACTGAATCGTAAAGTGAATGCGCAAACCACCCCACACCGGCCAAAAAGGCACTGGCTAGAATATTGAAAAGAGCTTGCGCATCCAACATGGCATACCCTTATTGCGCAGAAGTCTCGGTTGAAACTACTTCGGGCGCTATTTTAGAAGCCGGTGCTAGCTGTTCCATAGCATTGGCCTTGATCTTGTTGATCAAGTCAGCGACTTCGGCAAACGGGCGCTGGCCCAGGGCCTGAAGGATAGCGTTCACTTCTTCAACTGTATGCTTCAGCATGACTTCCATAGTAAGCTCCTTTGACCCTGGCAGGAGTAACCGGGGCGAGGCTGAAGATATTACGGTTGCGTTCAGGCGTAAAGGTTCTAGCTAGACCACTGTTCTGTTGGTTTAGTGGGCCATGTGGCCGTAACAGGGGGATTAACCGCTATTGACCGCAGCGCATTACGGTAAGTCACGAAATCTGCGGAATTCACCAAGTGCGGCGTATTGGATGTATTGGTAACGCTAGGAATTTCAGACCAATCCGTTTCTGATAACAATTGTTGAGCTTGAGTTTTATTATTAGATTTTTGCTGGGTTTGCCACGCTGTTTCTTGATCCGGAGTCATTTGGCTAACAGTCCATTCCAGCGTCCATACATTATTGATCAATGTTGGAGAGGAGTTTTGAACGCATAACTGTGTGGCGGGGTCATATGTGGGCTGCGCTGCAAATGTAACTGGTTGAAGGGTATAACCCTTCTCAATTGCAATATTTGTCTCAGGAAAAATTTCCGCAATATTGGGGTCTGAACCAAAAATTGTGTAAGGATTTTCAGCCATAAGCGACCCCAGCGTGTAGGGGTACTGGACAAGGGTGTTACCCTGAACTTCGGCGTATACTGTCATGGCTCACCCCTATTTATAATGGCGGTGGAGGTACTACGGTCGATGGTTAAAATGCCATCACACGCAATATTCCATTCGCCGTGCGCCTGTTCGTCTTTGACGGGTACATTAACCTGAATATGTTTAAAAAGATACTCTTTGCCATCTTCAAAAACCCTCCAAGCATGGGCCGGGGTTCCTCGCCCTAGTTCCCCACGGGATTTGTTGAATCGGATCAAAAAGTGACTCATATGACCTCGGCCTGCGGCATTGGATTGTCGATCAGGTCGATATTGAAGTGAATGAACCTGGCTGCCTTATCGCCCACAACACGCGTAAAGCTGTGCGGGAGCCATGAATTTGTCAGAATGAGCTGCCCACGTTTGGGAATGACATCCACTACATTGCTGGCAGGAGTCAATTCGTTCATGTTTTGCTCTTCGATTCCCCCGGCGATCTTTCCGGCACGAGGGTCGTAAAACCGTGCCATAAAGTTTTCGGGAACGTCGAGGAAATAGAAACCTACCATTTTGCAGCCGGGATGCGTGTGCTGCTCCATCAAGGCATGCTGTTTGTATTCGTGGCACCACATGGCGGCAAAGAATGCAGCCTTGTCATCCACTTTGTAACCCTGCTGCCCCAAGAGACTGAGTGCCGTTAAGGCAACATACTGAGCAAACGGTTGTACCCGTTCATCCTGCGCCATGTCAGCGGTCATCCGAACCAAATGGTCATGCGGCATTCCGCAGCCTTCCGGCTTGGAGAGGTAATCTGTGGCAGTGTCGCGCATAGCGCCAAAGAACTCAGGCTTGTCAATTTGATAGATGATGGATGGAAAACAGAAAAATGGTTCAATGGCATCGTTCATTCTGCGGCCTCCTTGTGCTCAAGGAGGACATTGGTATGGGTCAACAAGTTCAATCTATCGTTTGCGTTTTCCAGCCTCATAGATACCCCTTTGATATGTGGCAAGATATGCGTCTCAAAGTCGGGATGGCTTCGCATGGCGCGAAGCTGATCCTCCGGAATGGTCCCTTGCGTAATCAAAAAATTCTCGACACGCGACCGGAACTCTTCACGCCATTCATCATGTTGCGCTGCTTCGGTGGCTTCCAGTAAAGGAAGATGACCGTATTTGCGATGCGGTTCAAGCTCAGCCATAATTGTCTTGATGGTTTCAAGCTCTTTTTCAGCGCCGGCCAAGGCCAGCTCAGATAGTCCTTCGCCAGATTTCCATTCAATCTTATCAGCTTCAGCTCTAAGCTTTATAGATTGTTTGATGTCTGGATCGTTTAAGGTTTCTTCAATTTCAACAATTTTGGCTTGGCGGCGCAACATTTGAGCCTTGGTGTGCTCAATCTTGATTTGGATGTCGAGCATTTGCTCATACAAGATGTTCCAAGCGCCATCAGCCGTGTGGCATCCGCCAGCAATAAAGTGGCGGAGTTGAAAATCTGAGTTATTGCGGTGCGGCTGGCTGCTCATACGTTCACGCACACGGCCCAAGATGCGGCGGCGCCAGTTTGAGATACCGCGCTTGATACAGCCACCCCACATGCAGTCGAACTGCATGTAGAGTAAGTATATTTGTTGCGAGTTGTTGTAAGGTTTCCAATAGCAAAAATTCCGCGAGTTGAATTACCCGCTGCTGATCCGCTACGGCTGCACGTACTTGATGCGGCTACCCCACATGCAGTTGAACTACAACACGCATAAGTATATTTGTTGCGAATTTTTGAAGAGGCGAGGCAAGGAGTAGTACCAAGAGCAAAAATTCCGCGAGTTGAATTACCCGCTGCTGATCCAATGAAAGACCCCACGCTTGATACAGCCACTCCACATGCGGTCGAACTACAACACGCATAAGTGTATTTGTTGCGAGTTGTTGAAATGCAACAACCAATCTTACCAAGAGCAAATATCCCACGAGTCGAATTACCCGCCGCTGATCCACCAATAGACGACGCACTTGATGATCCTACTCCACTTGCAGTCGAACTGCATGTAGAGTAAGTATATTTGTTGCGGGTTGCTGTATTGTTACCAAGAGCAAAAATTCCTTTCGTGCCATCGGCACCACCAGAAGCCGCCCCATACCCAAATCCCTGAGCCGACATCGCACCGCGTGTAATGATTGCAGGCATTTTATCGCCTCACTTAAACTGTGTCTGGGACGCAAAGATCGTGTAAGCTGCGCTTCCCGTCTTTACGATGGTGTAGGTGTAAATATCAACGCCGGACGCATTACCCGCCGTTGGAGCCGTTCCGCCCTGCCACTTTGGCGTCACCGACGTTCCATCCACGGTTACTGCGTTATTGTAATACGCGGTAGCACCTTGTGTTACAAGGAACGCCACCGTCACTGACTGGCCCGTAGCCATCATCGTATTCAATGATGTTGTGCTGTTGCCTCGGAAATTGACGGTCCAGTTAGCCGATGCACTTGTCGTGTAATACAGCACAGACTGGGTGATGACATCAAAGTTGATCGTCCCCGTCGCCGCAATGGCAGATACCGTTGCAACTTCACCAATATTGGGAATGCTCATAACCGGAGCGTTTACCGTTCCGGCATATTCCGCCAAGATAGATAGGTTGCGCGAGATGGTCATCTGTTTGTCCTCAATGGCAGTCTACTACACCGCAGGGCTTTTCTCCATACCTGTTTAGAACAACAGGAACATGCCGCTGGTTGCGGGAATGTACGTGACTACGATCAAGCCGGTTCCGCCAGCACCACCAGCTATTGATGTCCCGCTTGAGTTTGTGACGCCGCCCGCGCCGCCAGAACCCGCGATACCTGATTTTGCCGCCGCGCCGGTCGCCGCCGAGGCGTTGCCGCCCGG